CCCGGTGGTTACACCGTGAACCACTTCTTGACTGACACAAACGCTTGGTTCTTGATGACTGACGTGCCTAACGGTTTGAAGCACTTCGTTCGTACACCGCTGCAAAACAGCATGGACGGCGACTTTGATACCGGTAACGTCCGTTACAAGGCCCGCGAGCGTTATAGCTTCGGCGTGTCTGACCCCTTGGGCGTCTACGGTTCTCCTGGCGCTTAATCCTTCGGGATTATTTGAGAAGGGCCCCTTGTGGGCCCTTTTCTTTTGGTGTATATTGCAACTAATCCCGGACTTTCCGGTGTATCTGACGGCTCCGGGCCGACGACATGCAGACAGATACGCCTAACTTGCATGTAAGGAATTATCATGGCACAAACCACATTCTCTGGCCCCGTTACATCTAACAACGGTTTTATCGCCCCCGTCGTAGCCACCGCTGCTTTACCAGCCGCCGCATCAACCACTGTTGGCACTATCTATATTGTCAATGACAATGGCGCAGGCAACGACGAATACTGCGTTGTTATCAATACTGGCGCCGCTTGGGTTACCGCTGTCGGCGCTGCGCTCAGTTAATTTAGCCGCCCCGGCAACGGGGTTTAATTTCTTTTAAGGAGCTAAATTATGGGAATGCAAACCGACGTTCGCGCCATTTCATTGGCCGCATCTGGCGCAGTTACAGATTCGCGTACGCGTGTTCGCGGATTGATTATTGAACCAGGCACCTCTACTGGTAGCGTCATTATTAAAGACGGCGGCACCAGTGGAACAACCTTGTTTACGGTTAACACCGTTGCTAATGGCGAAACATTTAGCGTTTTGATTCCAGCGGAGGGAGTGCTGTGTTTGAGCAGCGCTTATGCCACTTTGTCAAACGCAAAAGTTACTGTGTTTTATGCCTAAGAAAACCCCATCCCTTGCCGTTGGTCGTGGCGAAAAGCTACCCACCTCCAAGGGAGCGGGTTTGACCGCTAAAGGCCGAGCCAAGTACAACGCCGCAACCGGTAGCAAATTAAAAGCACCCCAACCCGAAGGTGGTAAACGCAAGGATTCTTTCTGTGCCCGCATGAGTGGAATGCCAGGGCCCATGAAAGATGAGAAGGGTAAACCCACTCGCAAAGCGGCTTCATTAGCTCGATGGAAATGTTAGATCATGGAGATGATGTTATGGAATATTCTGCTATCAGGGATTGTTGCGGTCATGGCCTTTTTTCTTAAGGGCAAGTTTGACGAACTCCAGCGGATTAGTATTTTGCTAAACCGCACTCGGGAGGAAGTTGCGCGTGATCACATGACGCGGGCTGAGTTTCGGGCTGATATGCAACAGTTGCTAGATCGATTTGATCGCATTGAGCGCAAGATTGATAGTCTTTCTGGATCAAGACATGCCGTCAACCAGTAAAAAGCAACACAAGTTCATGAATGCCGTGGCTCACAGCCCTGCATTTGCGAAGAAGGCAGGCGTCCCTCAATCTGTGGGAAAAGACTTTATCGCAGCCGACAAAGGCCGCAAATTTTCAAAAGGTGGTGATATGAAAACTGACAAAAAAACAATGACTTTTGCAGAAAAAGTTGAAGCGGATAACCGCGCAGCCGCAAAAGAAGCTGAATTAAAAGCCGCGAAAGAGCGCGCAGAAGCCATTCGCGAAAAGGGCTACAAAAAGGGCGGAGCAATTAGCGAGTACGGCGGCGCTGAGACATACAAGTCAAAAGCGGCCATGAAAAAACACGAAGCCAAAGAATCCCCAGCAATGGAGAAGTCTGAAAAAATGATGGCTGGGATGGCCAAGAAGGTATCAGACAAAGCTGTTAAGGGTCACGAGCAGCGCATGCACAAAGGCATGGCAAAAGGCGGCTCGATTGATGGCTGCGCTATTCGCGGCAAAACAAAAGGCCGCATGGTCTAAGGAGGCCAAGATGGGAAAACGTTCTAATAAGTTGGATGACCAGTTAAGAGAAGACCTGGGCTCTTATTTAGATAAGGGTTCAAAGGGCTCTTATACGCGCAAAGGTATTCTTATGACGCCAAATGGCCCCGCGCGTCAAAACATAGATCCAGGCATTGTTAGGGAGCTTGATTCTTCGGGTACAAAGTCGATTGACCCTGGCCTTGTTAGAAAGTTTGACCGTAAAAAGGAAAGAACGATTGATGATTTTGGGTCTAAAAATTACAAAGAGGGTGGCGTTACGCGTGCTGATGGCTGTGTAACCAAAGGCCACACTCGCGGAAAGATGGTGTAACTATGAAGGCCAGTCGCGGAATGGGCGCCATATTGCCCTCTAAGATGCCCACCGGCCAGCGAAAAGCTCGCCGAGATAATACTGACTTTACTCAGTATGCCGAGGGCGGATCAGTTGGTTTGTATGCCAATATCAACGCCAAGAAAAAACGCATTGCTGCCGGCTCTGGCGAGAAAATGCGTAAGCCTGGGCAAAAGGGCGCGCCTACAGCACAGGCGTTTGTTCAATCTGCCAAGACAGCAAAGAAGTAAACCATGACCACTAGCGGCTCCACACTCTTCAATATGGACTTCACGGAAATCGCTGAAGAGGCGTGGGAGCGAGCTGGTCGAGAGATGCGTTCAGGATACGATTTGCGTACTGCGCGCCGCTCAATGAATCTGATGACTATTGAGTGGCAAAGCAAGGGCATCAATATGTGGACAATGGAACAGGGGGTTATTAACTTAACTCCAGGTTTGTCCACTTATGCGCTGCCAACAGACACAATTGATTTGCTTGAGCAAGTGATTCGAACGGGCTCAAATACCGCATCGACTCAGGCAGATCTGACAATTAGTCGCATCAGCGTATCTACGTATGCGACCATTCCTAACAAGCTACAACAGGCTAGACCAATTCAGGTTTGGGTGCAAAGGCTGTCTGGCGAAGTTAATCCAACATCAGCAACGCTAAACGGTAATGTTGGAGTAGCCGATACAACAATTACGCTGAACTCGGTGGTAGGGCTTGCCGGATCTGGTTTTATTCGCCTAGATTCCGAAGACATTTATTACACATACGTAACCGGAAACACCCTTGGTGGCGTGTTTCGCGGACAGAACAATACAACCGCAGCCACGCACACAACAGGCACCGCTGTATTTGTTCCGCAGCTCCCAGCCGTAACAGTCTGGCCAACCCCTGATAACAGCACTCCATACCAGTTCGTTTACTGGAGATTACGCCGCGTGCAGGATGCTGGTGCTGGTGTCGAAACTGCCGATATGAATTTCCGTTTTTTGCCGGCTCTAGTATCTGGCCTGGCATATCACATTGCCGTTAAGGTTCCAGAGCTAATGCCCCGCATTGAGATGCTGAAACGGATGTATGACGAGACATTTGAGATTGCCGCTGGAGAAGACCGGGAAAAAGCCTCGGTTCGGTGGGTTCCTCGCCCCTCTTTTATTGGTAATGGCGGTGCCTACTAATGGGAAACCGCTTTGCCTCTGGCCGGATAGCGATTGCAGAGTGCGATCGTTGTGGTCAGCAATTTAAGCTCAAGCAGCTTAAAACAGAAATTATTAAGCAGCGCAAGTATGAGTTGTTGGTTTGCCCTGAGTGCTGGGACCCCGACCAGCCCCAGTTAATGCTTGGAACATTTCCCGTAGAAGACCCGCAGGCTTTGCGCAATCCACGCAGAGACACGACATACGTCACCTCGGGATTAAACGCAAACGGCAATCTGTCTGGCGGCTCCAGAGACATTCAATGGGGATGGAGCCCAGTAGGTGGGTCTAGTAATTTTGATTCAGGTCTTACGCCAAATTACTTGGTGGCTACGACATTTGTTGGTACAGTAACGGTATCTTGAAGGAGCTTAAAATGGCATATACAAAATCTGCTGATGGCATCGCCAAAAAAGGCAAAACCGAAGGCAAAAACTTGGGCGATAGCGGGCCCACCGCCAAAGAAATGATGGGCGGCAAGCCACGCAAAAGTGGAGGCGGAAAAACCAATGCCGACATGAAAGCAATGGGCCGCGGCTTAGCAAAAATTGCAGCACAGAAGCGAGGTTAACTATGGCTAAATTTAGCAAAAAGATGATGGGCAAAGAAGTTGGCGATGCCAGCGTTTATGCCAAGCCACACACCATGTCTGGCAAAGAAGTCAAGGCCGAAACAAACCCCGGCAGCGGACCTAATCGTAGCAAGTCGGACACGGTTAACATGAGTGTTGGCGCAATCAGTAACAACAACGGCAACGGCTCAACCAAAACTAGCGGCATTAAAGTGCGCGGCACTGGCGCAGCTACCAAAGGTTTGATGGCACGAGGCCCAATGGCTTAAGGTTAATATGACGTACGACGAACTGGTCACTGCCGTCCAAGACTATTGCGAAAACGTTTTTGCAACGGTAGACATGAACACGTTCATTCGTCAGGCAGAGCAGCGCATTTTTAACGTTGCCCAGCCAGCGAATCAGCGTAAAAATGTGACAGGTATTTTGACTATTGGAAATAAATATCTCCAGTGTCCGGTGGACTTTTTGTCTGCGTATAGCCTAGCCGTTTACCCATCGGCCGGTGGCGCCTATTTGTACTTGCTGGATAAAGATGCGAACTTCATGCGCGATGCTTATCCAGATCCAGGAAGCACAGGCAAGCCAAAACACTACGCGCTTTTTGGCCCGCAGTCCGCTAACTCTGACGAGTTGTCATTCATTCTTGGGCCAACGCCAGACGATAATTACAATGTCGAGTTGCATTACTATGCATACCCAGAGTCGATTGTTGACGCCGCAGACGGCAGAACATGGCTCGGTGATAACTTTGATTCAGTGCTACTTTATGGAACCATGTGCGAAGCGCTGGTTTACATGAAAGGCGAAGCAGACATGATCAAGGTTTATCAAGATCGTTACTCGCAGGCTGTTGCCCTGTACAAAAACCTAGCAGATGGTAAGCAGCGCGGCGATGCTTATCGCGATGGCCAGATTAGAACGGCAGTCTTATGAGCAACATTGTTCAGACGCAAACTACCAGCTTTAAAAAAGAACTATACGAGGCGGTTCACAATCTAAGCACGGATGTGCTGAAAATTGCCTTGTACACGGCTAACGCCAATTTAAATGAGTCTACGACGGTCTATTCATCTGCCAACGAAGTTACTGGCGCGGGTTATGTGGCCGGCGGCGTTGCCATGACGGGCGCAACCATCAGCTCATCCGAATACACGGCTTATGTTGATTTTGATGACGTAGTTTTTAATGCCGCGGTTACGGCTCGCTGCGCTTTAATTTATAACTCCAGCCAAGGAAATAAATCTATTGCTGTTTTGGATTTTGGTTCAGATAAAACTTCCGCCAATTTCACCATCGCAATGCCAGCCAACAGCGCAACAACGGCGTTGATTCGTTCTTCTAATTAAGGAGTCTCACATGAGCACAGATAAATTAAGCGCCGTAGACAATATGGCGGCAGCAACAAAGTACAACACCACGCCTGAAGACGCGATGGCAATTAACGGCTATTACCATGCCGTTTGCTACGATGCCGGCGGTAACGTTAAGTGGGAAGAGCCCATCCATAACTTGGTGACAACTGCTGGTCAAAACAAAACCTTGGATACTATTTTGGGCGCTGTATCCGCTGGCGCAGTTGTTATGGGTCTCAAGGGTACGGGAACCGCTGTTGTGGGGGACACCCAAGCCTCTCATGCAGGCTGGTTGGAAGTTGGTGGAACTAATGCCCCGGCGTATTCTGGAGATCGCAAACCGCCTTCTTTTAATGCTGCGGCTGCGGCTAGTAAGACAACTTCTTCTGCGGTGTCATTTTCTATGACGAGCACCGGTACGGTGGCAGGCTGCTTCATTAACATCGGCGGTAGCGCCACGAAAGATAGCACAATAG